CCCCAATTAAGGGGTGTCAGTGCTAGAAACTTAATTATAGCAAACTTCTTAACGATAACAAAGAAAAAAACCCTGACCGAAGTCAGGGTTTTAATTTATACATTTTTACGATACATTTTTGTCATTTCTTCTTCGTACATTTTTATCGCTTTCGCACTAGGGAATGTTGCTTTCAAGTTCTTATATAGTGCTGGCGTAGGAATGTAAGAATACATTCCATTTATAATTTGATATACTTTTCCTTCGACTGTTTCTACAAAAAACATAATTTCTTCCTCTTCGCTTTCTTTGTTGTTTGAATTTGTTTGAGTTGGGTCTGACGTACTTGAGTTTTGTTGAGAACGGTAAACATAGAAATAGGGGCAACCATTCATCGCCCAACGGCTATCGTGGTTACTAATAATAACTCCGCCTTCTACACCGTTTCCTCCTCCGCTCCAAGCAGTACACTCAATCCAGTTCTGACCATCAACAGCAATTCCAGTATGCCCACCTGCTCCTGCCGATTCTCCTTTTCTGCCCCAGATAATGACATCTTGGGCTTGCATCTTCCACTCTGAATTCTCTGCAATTAATTTATAGTTATTATCCAATAACCACTGGTGCATTGTTTCGGTACTAGGAATATATCCAAGCGGTTTAACTCCACCATTGGTAAGTCCATAATAGACAACACCTGAACAATCACAAGTTCCATCCGAAAAATTTCGTGAACCATACATTGAATAGGTAGCACGACCAATTTGTTGTTTTAGCGCACTAATTCCATTTTCAATATTTAAAGTCATTTATTCCCCTTCTTTTTTGTTATTGACTAAGCTTGCAGTATCATCGCCAATTCCTAAACTTGCGATTGAAGTTAAAATAGAAATTAAAGTCGCAAATCCTGCAATACTTAATGCTTGAATCCAGTCAACACCAATTAATCCTGTGGCACCAGCACCCAAAGCACCAATCATTGCTTGGGCAAATGTTTTGATTGCACGTTCTGCCATATCTTTAAAAAATGTTTTCATGTTCTTTCTCCTTTTTATACTTTTCGTAAATTTCGTGAGCATAATGATTGCCCCCTAACGCTGTATATTCATCAAAAATACCACTGACAATTTGTAAGCCATAATCATGGTTAATTGCTTCTCCAAGCTCAACACGCTTAATGACTACTAAAAGTATTCTTAATTGCTCCTCCTGTTTTTTGGTCATTCTTCGATACATCCATCCAAAAATACCAAAAATTATAAGAAGAGCGGCCCAATTATCAATAACAAGCTTGAAAAAAAGCCACCCTTCATGTACTAATGCATCCATACCCCCTACTTTCTAATAATTGATACTCCAATTTGTTTTTTCCTTCCATATTAAAAACCTATCTATTGATAGGTTTTTTATTAAATTACCACAAAGCTTTCTTGACCAGAAAATACAGCCCCTGTCGTTGCTTTAAAGAGTGTAATCGCTCCAGGGCTTCCGCCCGAAAAAGCGTTAATTTGTAAAACATGCAAAGCGCTAGTAGCACTTGCTTCTGGGATAGATTTAAAGACTCTTTTCTGAGGGGCGTGAGCAACTGGTAGTACCCCGAGCGCAATATCGTAGGTACCTTCTGATGTAAAATCCCACCGGATAGTTACTGTATCTCCTCGTCTCATATACTCCGCTCTATTAGCAGAACCAGGGATAAAAGTCCAATTTACATCATTTTTTTGTTTTATTTCCCCTGTAAATGTTTTATTTCCAGCAATTGATTCGTCCCCTGTTTTATGAACTGTGTTATCCAGTTCAGTATTTACCTTATTAAAATTATCATTAATCGTTTCTGCTCCATTTTGCATGCCACGATATACCTTTGTTAATTCAGCCATTTATTTCTCCTATTTCTATTATTGGGTTAGTGTCGTTTTAAAAGCAATACTTTCTGACTTATCGCTTTCAATATTGCCATTTATTTGACTAACCTGAACGTTGTATGTTGTGCCTGCCTTTAGATTCTCCAAATCAAATGACAGAAGTTTACTTCCACCTACAGGCACACCATCTAAATAAACTCGATACTTCATTTCGTCCCAAACATACTTACTTGGGTCCGTACTAGAAACCGGGTTAGTATCAACGTAAGTTCCTACATACTTCGGCCAGTCAGCAGTTGTGACTTCACTAGATGATGGCATGTATGGAGTAGCGGTTGAGCCTGGTTCTTGTTTTGGTTTTCTAACTCTAAATGTAATACTACCCTCACTTGCACCAGTGAATTTAGCCTGAAAGGCAGTTTGCGTATTGACAGAAGGGTCTTCATAAGGTAGTATTGTTGAAGTTTGTGTTATTCGTATCCATTGGTTCAGCATTCCGCTAGGATTTTTAGGCAAATCAATAAAACATATTGGTTTATAGGACATTATCGTTCCGTCACTACTTTGAGTATATCTTTGACCAAACCAAAATTCTGTAACGGTTGTTCCAGCAGGAAGATTCCAACTTGTAAGCATGACGTCCATACTCATTGTATATTTGTCGCCTGGTTTGTAGTCCCTAGGTTTAATAGAGAAGCCGTCCGAAAGGTCTCTGCTGTCAGAAATATTAGTTCCCTTCAACGTCACTTCTCCATAGCCATTTTCTACTTTGTCAAAGTTTTTAAAGAATCCATCTTTGGTCTTAGCAGAACTGTTAACTAACAAATTCAAATTAGGATAAGTAGTCGTAAATCTATCAGTACCGTCTGCACTGTAAGCGTAGGCGGTGTGTAAATAATTTTTATCTGCCATAGTATTATCCCCCGTTTTCCCATGAAACTTTAGCACTTGAAGAAGTGATATCATAAACAATTAAATTAGTAGGTGGATTCACTTTTTCAACATAGCCTTTGGTGATTGTTGCGTCCTCAATAGCAAAACGCATAACCTCAGTTCTGTTGATTAATAATAGTTCGTTACCATTATTTACAACTTCTCCGTCCATTGCATAAACTGACGGAAGCTCAACATTGACTTTATTTCTGATATAGCTTAATGAAGAAGCTAGGTTATAAATTCGCTCTCCGCCAAATACTGGACCAGTATCAAATCCATTCGCTTCGGTTCCAATTGAATTTTTGTAATAAGTTACTTTCACATCCGGTTGATACTCTGAATCGTGCTCAATTACTACATTAAATCCGCTTGGAACTTTACGATAAATAATTTTATTGAGGTCTAAAACTTCCGCAAGTAACCGTCCTCCTGGATCAATTGATTCAAGGATTTCACGATTTGCTTCCACAAACTCTTCCCAGCTATTTTTACCATCTTCAATATACTTATTAAAAATTCGATAAAGCTCTTTGAAAGTCCACCAATAGTTTGAGTCTTTGAAGGGTTGCGAATAAATGGATTTCTCAACAATATAGTTAAAAGTCCGAGTGGAGAATTGCTCAATCCACTCCCCATCTTCTTGTTTTCTAAAGCTAAAATAAGCTTCGTTACGTCCAACCATTTGAAGCGCATTGTCACTAGCAATATATTTTAATGTTCCATTTTTAGCATCAAAGGAGACAATACTTTCTTCTGATACCCCTTGTCCTGTGATTTCCTGTGCCATTAAACAAAAGAACGGTTGTAAGCCTTCAAAGTTCTTAGGCTGACCGTTCTCTACGATTTGAGCAACAATGTCTTGGCTGTTCACATCCGCATGTCGTAATTTAACAATACCGATATTGTTATTAGGCTCTGTGGTGGACAGTGTTAAATAATGTTCTGTCATAATAGACCCTTTCTAAAATTTGATATAATCTCTTGGATTTTTAAAGTGAGCACTTGATGATGGCCAATATTGGTCCATAAATTGGAAGTGCAAATGTGGTCCAGTGACCGGACCAGTCGCTCCCATAAGTCCAATTTGTTGGCCCTTTTTAACATTTTGACCCACAGAAACATCGATTCTGCTTTGATGTGCGTACCCTGTATAAAGTCCATCCGCATGCTTGATGACCGTGTAATTTCCATACCAGTCATAATAATTACTTCCCGCTTGGACCACTTGACCATCGCCAGAAGCTAAGATTGGAGTTGTTGGATTACCATTAACCAAGTCCATAGCATTGTGAAATTCTTGCGCTCCGGTGATTGGACTCGTTCTCCAACCCATTTCACTTGTTACGGTAATAGGACTTGCAATTGGGGCGATATAACCTCCTCCACCGCTTGGAATTCCAAGATTAACAAATTTGTTATACCATTCTTGGGCCCAAGTACTACGTTCAGGGTGTCCGTTTAAGGGACGTTCAAAGTTAGCTACAAAAGCTTGCGTTGCAGTATTGATGTCAGTTAAAGCCATAAATTGTGACCAAGAATAAGGATAAGAACTTGTCGCAATCCATTGACCATTTGGTGCATGCCACATTAAGAGTTTGAATTGTGCAGTGATTGTGTCTGGGTCATCAGTTACACCAGCTCGTGTCATGAGGTTAATCATATAAACACGTCCAGAGCTAACGCCTGAACTATCTGTCCACTGCCAAACCCCATAACCGAATCCCGGTGCGCCATTACTTTCATCCGCTGTTGGGTTGGCATCAGATTCACCCTGTGCATTTCCGAGTAATGCTGCCGCCGCTTGTTTAGAGAATCCAGCTCCAATCGCCATTGCCCAGATTTGCCAGTAACGTTTATCACGATCACTTGTGACTTCTGGTGGGTATTGTCCATTCCAACCTGTATCACCACCACCAGTGTTTCCTCCACCGTTGGTATCGATTTTTACTCCATTAACGTACAATTCTTTTGTTTCTAATCGCCCATTAACTTTAAGATTATTTACTGTGAGATTTCCTTTTATTTCAATGTCATCGTAAATTGTTCCTTTTCCAAATAATTTAAACTTAGGGTTATCAAAAGTTGAATCAGACGGAACTTGGAAAACCGGAGTAGAAGAACCACTTCCGTTATCTTGGTTTATTGACAAAATATAACCAGGGTAATTAATTAAAGCTGAGCCATTCGCCTTTTTTGTGTCCCCGTTATAAGTTCCGATGAACTCCCCAACTTTCCCACCGTGGACATCTTTTTGCCAATCAGGCTTTGTATAATCAACGTTATTTGTTTCTTTATACTGCTCAATCGAAAAAGCGCCATTAGATAATACAGATTGAAAAAAAGAATTACTTCCGACTGACTTAACGACAACCCCTTGGATAAGAACTCCTGCTAATATCCCTGCCGCAATGAAAGAAGCATTAAACGTTCCGTCTAAAGTCCAAGCGGTTGTGCTTGCTCCATTATGAACATCTTGAATTGTCGTCCATTGACCTTTATTACATTGTTTAAAAGAAATTCCAGCATTATTTTGAATCATGAAATACTTTGAATTTTGAATCTTTGGCCCATCCATGAACACTTGCTCATAGGTTTCTCTTGATTGAGAAACGCCTGCTTCAATTCCGTTGACCATATAAATTGAGCCACCGTTCGCACCAGCACCTCGCATAATATCGTCTTGAAATTTACCAATCTCTGTTGAGTCATAAAAAGTCATTTTATTATTATTAAGGTCTGATATATTGCTTTGAACTTGTGATAACTGACGATTAAGAGAGTTACCGCTTAAATTATCACCTAGACTAGCTTGCACTCGCCCATTAACACGGTCAGTAACCACCTTAAAGACTCTTGTCTGATAGTGATAATTTCGGTCTCCTCTGTGGATTGAAACAGTATTTCCGATTGAATCACTACCTAATATCTCGGTGCTAAACTGAACGAGTGGCCGGCAGTAATAAGCCAGTTGTTCATAAGTCTTTTGTAAAAGCTCATTTGCATTTTCCACATCATCAAAAACAACAACTGTTTTACGTGGCAACATTTTTCCGTTTGACGGGATGCCATATTCTTTTGTCATTTCTGGATATTCAATCCAATTTTGACCTTTAGGCTTATCAAGTGGTTTTCCGTTTGATTTCTTCCATTCAACATCTGAAAACTCAAGTCTTCGTCCGTAGCCGTCCCCGACTTCTTCGCCTTTACCACGTCCAATTAGGGCAGTGACAATATTTGTGCGGTCTTGTTGGTGAACGATTTTCAGAACTTCATCACCATATTCAAAGCGCTTATTAGTTACTTTTCCAATTTGGTTATAGCAGTTAATGATTTTTTTAGTAATCTTATTTCCTGTAATTTCAATTGAAAAGGTAAACTCTGCACCTAACTCTTGTAGAGCTTTTAGAGCTTCACGCATGGAAGTATAGTAGAAAGTACTGGAAACTGTTTTAATTGGTTCACAGACACCCAATACCCAGTCACAACCTGAATCAGATAAAAGCTGATTAATCACATAAGAAAAAGACCTATTTTTAGGTCTTATATCTTTAATGATAAAATTATCCAGTTCATCGACTGCAAAATTTATCGCTTCAAATGATAATAAATTATCTTCATCTTTTGCGGTTAAAATTCGATATAAAGAAAACTCTTGTTCTTTCGTATCATTGACTGCAATATAGCTGGCATCTTTAATTATTTCATCAAAAGGTAAAGAAACTGAAAGTGTGTCGTTCATTAACTCAGAAGTATTGGTTGTGATTTCTTTTGTTTGAACACATTCCATAAACTCGTTAGAATCATAACTTTTGATGACTTGTTGCATCTTATCTAAAAATAAGATATTACTCACTAAAGTACCGCCTTTCTATATTGAATCGTTAACTCATAGTTTGAGCTTGAAAAATCTGTTCCAGTTGTCAATCTGATATTTTTAAAATCAGAATCAAGGTCTAAGAGGTTATTATTTACTTTCCCATTAAGAAAAGTATCGCCCGTTTGAAAATCAAATTCCAAAAGGTCACCTTTTTTAGCCTGCGATGACTTCAAGCGATAATTTCCATCAGTCGCAAGTAATCCGCCTGTAAGTAATTTAAATGACAGCCTATCTGGTTTAACTGGATAAGGCAAAACTTCAATCACTTTATTTTTTACACTTTGAGTTTTTCCGTGTTTAAATGGATTACTACAAAGGACAGTAAAGCTTGAAATGATTGAATTAGTATCTCCTGGCACATTATCTGCAGTTTGGAAACGGCCATAAAAAGTATATTCCAGATCATCATGAAAGATAATAGGGACATCTTCTTGGCGAATCAAGAACGACTTTAAGGTGTCAAACTTTTCTTGTAGTGCTTGAGGGTCCCTATCCTCTAGCTTATATTTTATCGTCAACTCACGAGGAGGATATTTCACATTTGTGATCACTCCTCCCACTTGCATTTCTTGTGTTTCAAAGCTGAGAGAATACATCTCTCGTCCTTCAACCGTCAACGTCTGATAACCTTCTATGAGTTCTTCTAACCAAGTCCCATCATAACTCATGGCGCTGGTTGGAATAAAAGGAAGGTTGCGATAATGATTCTGTTTTGTCGTATCTCTAAACTTGTACATTTCTACCTCCTAAAATCCCATATTTAAGTTAATTTCTTGACCTTGTGCATTAGAAATGTCGTCCACAAAGGCTTTAAAGTTTTGGTTCCCAAGCCTTACATTAAATGAAGCTGGTTGTTTGCCTTGATTAAGATTTACATCATGAGAAATTTGGCTACTGATTGAACGATTAGCTGCCGCAACGTTTGCTCCAATATCTACAGAATAGTCAGAATTAATTGCATTAGCAATCATATCGCCCATTCCTGAAACATTGGATTGAACATCACGGAAACCTCCAGTTAAACCAGAATTCAAACCATTCATAATGGCATTACCAGCGGGAGTTAAAAGTTTTCTATCCTTACGGATTGGCCCTTTATGCTCCCGAATCCAATCGCCAATTCCGCCGATAAACTTCATTCCATCTTCCCACTTTTGTTTTAATCCTTTGACAAAACCATCAATAATGGCTTTACCAATGTCTAGTAAGTTGATATTTTTGAGATTGTTAAAAATTGTTTTAACATTATCAATCAGATCGCTAACGTCTTGTTTCAAACCGTCCCAAATCCCTTTGAGACCGTTGACCATACCGTTCCACAAATCAATTGTACCTTGTTTGAGGTTTTCCCAACCTTGTTTAACTCCGTTCACAATAGCATTAGCAGAATTAATAACCCACTGTACAAATGATGCCCATGTATCCTTGACCCATTGAACGGTTGCGTTCCATAAATCAACTGTACCTTGTTTGAAAGCATTCCAACCATTAACAATTCCGTCAACAATAGACTTAGCCATATCAACGACCCATGTTGTGAAAGCACCCCAAAGACTTTGGATTGTGTTTACAATTGTTGTCCAGATATTAACTACAGTTTGGAAAAATGAACTGTAAAATCCAACTACGATATTCACAAAAGTTTGGACTATTGTTTGAATCGCTGTTGCTAGTGTTTGCCAAAGCATTCCAAAATCTTCTTTGAATTGGTTAAAGTCCCCAGTGATTAAATCAATTAGCAACAAAACTGGTCCCATAACAACCGTTTTTATAATTTCCCAAGCTGAACCAAAGATTGTTTGGACTTGTCCCCATAATCCACTAAAGAATTCAAGAATTGGCTGGAATATTGTTTTGATTGTTTCAACAAATGGAGCAAGTGTAGTTGTTACACTATTCCAAGCACTAGCTAAACCGCTTGTTGTACCTTTCCAAAGATTAGCGAACCACTCCTTGATACCATTCCAAGCATTTTTCACACTATCAACGGCATCTTTAGCACCTTGGATTGTTCCATCCCAAAGCCCTTTCGCTCCATTTTTCAGATTATTCCAAGTATTAGAAAACCACTGTGTTATATCCCCCCATTTTTCCTTAATTGCTTCGGCTGCATCAGACGCAAATTTCTTAACATTCGCCCATACTTCTTTTCCGAATTTAGAAATTTTATCCCAGTTTTTATAAACTAAAATTCCTATAGCTATAACAGCCGCAATGGCAGCGATTATTCCTAAAACTGGTAAAGAAATAGCAGTAAAACTACTCCCAATTAGAGCAAGTCCAGAACGCAAGGCTAGAAAGCCGACTTTTACTCTTTGTAGAATAACAACAGCTTGCCCAAATACTACCAATAAAGGTCCTATTGCAGCTACTATCAGCCCAACTATAACAATCATCCTTTGAACAGGCTCAGGAGCAGAGACAAATTTATCAACTAAACCTGAAACAGCATCAGCAACTTTCCTAACTGCTGGAGCTAAAACCTTTTGAACAACTATTGCAGCTGACTCAAATGCTCCCATCATTTGTTCTAATGATGAGTTCATATTATCTTGCATAGTTTTTGCCATTTTGTCAGCTGCACCGTCTGAATTTTTAAGAGAATCAGTTAGTTTACCTAGTTTATCTGGCCCTTTATCAATTAATGCCATCATTCCAGAAAGCGATTCTTGACCATATAGTGTAACTAAAGCATTTTGTTTTTGTTCGGGCGTTAAACCTTTAAAAGCATTTTTTAACATGCCAACTTGGTCTTTTAAAGGTTTCATTTTACCTTCTGAATCATAAAACGATAAACCAAGTTCATCCATTTTAGATTTCATCTCATCAGTCGGTTTTGCAATACGAGATAATGCACCACGAAGTGTCGTACCTGCTTGTGAACCTTTAATACCTGCATCTGACATGATACCAATTGCAGCTGCAGTTTCTTCAAGAGACAATCCCATAGAACTTGCAACAGGCGCAATGTATTTCATTGCTTCACCCATATCGCCAACTTCAGCATTTGTGTCTGCGGCAGCTCTTGCAAAAACATCGGCTACATGACCAGATTGGCCAGCGTCAATATTAAATCCTCTTAATGCTGTGGCAGCATTTTCAGATGCCAACGCAACATCACCACCAGAAACTGCAGCTAAGTCAAGAAGACCTGGCATAGCTTTCATGATTTCTTTTGAATCAAATCCGGCTGATGCTAAATTTTCCATGCCTGCCGCTGACTCTTTCGCACTAAATGCAGTTTTTGCTCCTAAGTCAATTGCTTGCTGTCTAAGTTCATCGAAACTTGACCCTGTTGCACCAGAAATAGCTTTAACACGGCTCATTTGAGATTCAAAGTCTCCACCAATTTTTGCGGCAGCAACCCCAATCCCCACAATAGGTAGTGTAACTGCTTTAGTCAACGTTTTACCTGTTGATGTAGCAACTTGACCTACGGTAGACATCGTGCTATTAGTGTTATTTTGGAAGTTTTGAACTTGTTTAGCAGCATCTTTAAATGTACTAACAAAATTATTATCAGTAGCCTTCAAATAGGCTTGTACACTGAAAGATTCCATATTTTCCTCCTTCCTAATTATTTGCTTTTTTCATGAGGTCAATTAATTTGTTATCCTTTTTAAACTTATTCTCTGGGCTTTCGATTCCTAAAATTTCATTTTCTAGTTTTCTCTTGTCAAAGAATTTTTTAAATGTTGGATAAACTGGCTTTTTACCTTGTTGTTTAGTTGCTTGAACTTGCCAATTGGCCCATGCTTGTTCATAAATGAATTCTTCTTCATCCAAAGTCCTCAACTGAAAGGCAATTGAACGGATTGAATATTCTCGAATTGTCATGCGTTCAAATACAGATAAGTCTTGAATGCCGAAGCACCGTAAAAATCTAATCATCATTGAATCATAGGTGTCCTCCGAGCTTTCAAACTTTTCGTCTATTTTTTCATTTTTGCTTTGATTAACTTCCCCGTATTGCTTTCAGTAATTTCTTTCAAAACATCATCAAATAGTTTTTCGATATCTTCGCATTCATCAATAAAATCATCAATATCGCCTTGAGAAAGTTTAGGTGTTTCTGTTCGATTTCCTAAAAATAATACATTTGATAAAGTCGCAATGTTAGCCATTTCTAATTCAGGAATGATTTTAACGGCAAGCGCCATTCCGAAAGACACACCATTTTGTTCAATAACAAAGTTTTTATCGAGTTCACGAACGAACTTGACACCAAATTTGAAACTTACTTGTTTGCCATTAATCGTTAATTCCATTTTTATTTCTCCTTAAAAAAATAAAAGAGAGACACAGCTCTCTTTTAACTCGTTGTTTATAATTCAGCGTACCCTAGGGTCGTTTGACCGACTACTGGGTTATTAGGGTGCAGTCTCTGTTGCTGTATCTTTGAAGACGTACTGAACAACAGCCGCTTGTTCATCAGTAAGTGTGGCATAGCCTTTTTGAGGTTTTCCAAACACTCCAAATTCCATGCTTAACTCAAGCGCATCTTCTGAGTTAGGTTCATAAGAGAAACTTGTAAGATAAGCACGCATATATTTCGCTTTGTACTTATCTTGAGTAGTTGGTTCTTTTCCTTTTTCAGCTTTATCAATTTCCCAAACTTCAATAATTGCTGCATCGTCAAATGCTTGATCCATTTCGTCAAGATGTGGGTCACCATTTGCTGCAATAGATGTGGCAGTCAATTTATATTCAACATCCGCAAGAGCGCCAACTGGCCCATCTTTGGTTGCTGTAGTATTATAATCTCGAGTTTTTTCATTCGAGTGTTCAGTTTGGAAAGCGAGTTTCCAAGCCGCTTCTTGTGTTGCTTTACTACGCAAACGATAGAGCAAGATAATATCTTTACCCTGTTTTGCTGTTAATTCTGCCATATTAAATCTCCTATCTTAATCTAAATTCTAAGTTAATCAACGCTCTTTTGAGCGGTGTACCTGTTGTTGTATCGTCCAACATTTGAATGGTACTTGCTTGTAGATTCAAAGCCCAAGAATAGCCATCTGTGGCACTTATATTCAATGCTTGATTAAATATATTGCTTGCCATTTTTGAAGCTAGTACACGGCCCGCTTTTTCTGCCTTATTCCAAACAGATAATGAAATGATTACCGTTCCCTTTATATCCGTTTTATTTGGTTCGTGAATTGTTTGAGTATTCTCCATTTCAACAAACGGATAGCCCACTTCATTCATTTGCTTATAATCATAAACGATATACCCCAAGGCTTGGACTCGTTTGAACATTTCATCAAAAATAGATTGGTCTCGAGTTTTAATCATTTGAGTAACCTTTCTAATTCTTTAATGAATACGCCTTTTTGCTCATTATAAGCTGGTTTTACAAAAGGTTGCGCAGATTGAAAACGAGTTCCATATTCAACGTATGCGGAATAATCTGTGTGTGGTCCAGCTTGTCCGCTTAATCCACCTTCTGTCAACTCCATTTTTATTGATCGTTTCATATACCCGGTATCAACTGGAGCAAGTTTCTGCATATTAGCTGTCATTTTTGAAGTGTTAGACTTTACAACTTGTTGAACATCATTTAAAGATGCTGCTTTATCCAAATGCTTTACAAGCTGATCAATCCCTTTTATTGATAAGCTAGATTTCATTGGCTTACCTCCTGCAAAATAAAAGTGTTTCGCTCACTTGGATTACGGTAGGTCATTAAAGCCCACTTTTTATTATCAAACTCAATGTAATCATATTCTGGCATAGTAAAAAGGGGCATCATTCGCATGACTTTTGCCCCTTTTTTAATATCTCCAAAAACTTTTATACTTCTGTCAGTTCCAATATCAGTGATATTTGCACTAAAAACAGTTCTGGTAGGATCTTTTTCAACCCATTCGCCTAAATCGGGGTCATAATGTGAGTCAGACGATTCTTTGATAAAAGTAACTTCATCTAAATATCTCAATACAATCTGAACCTCCCAATCTTTTTATCGCCCTCAGCTTCTTTTGATTTTCGCCATGATTCAATTTCATCGGCATACTCATCAAAATCAGATTCTGAAAAGGTCATGCTTAATCCTTCTTGTGAGTAGGACTGCATGCCTTCTTGACCAATACGATTAAAACGCTTCAAGGAAACGTCCAAAACAACATATTCTAGTTCTGGCGGTACTTCTTTAATATCAGAACCAAGAATCAACAATAAACGTTCACGAGTGCGTTTTTCGATTACTTCCAAGCGCTCATCCGATGAACCGCCCAAAAGCTTTTTTAAATCATCAGTGATAGCCATAAATAACTCCTAACTTTGAAATCAAATCTGCTTTCTTATCGTTTTTTGTGTATTCTATCCCTTTGGTTTCAAGAAGCTCTTTTAGCTGATTAACGGTAAGCGTCGTTAGTTCATCATTTTTCACTTGCTTGGTCGCATTTATGTTTTCATATTTATGCAAGTGGCGACTTAGTAGCCGTCCCATTATGCACCAGTCGTAAATGTGACATTAACAACCTTTGTTAAATCATAGAGATACGCTGCGTAATGTTCATCTGCAGTAATTACAGTTGTTTTAGTAACGATATCACGGTCAGTTTCTACCTGAACTCCACGTTTTAAAACTAATTTCAAAGCTGGTCTATTTGCAACAATCTTGAACAATAGAGCTGAACCAACAGCAAGTTTTTTAGAACGTACAATTTGAGCGCCTAAAACATCAGCATAAGTTCCGTTGATAAGAGCATCTGCTCCTACTTCTGAACCAATTTTTTGTGCGTTTGCATCTTTACGAATTTTTGCCGCATCTTTAGGATTGGCGATAAGAACATAGGCTTGAGCATCCTCATCATCAAAGATATCCAAAGCAGTTTGAACCCCGTCAACGCTTGCTGTAGTAGAAACAGTTTGAGTGGTAGTCTTAGCTGCGTTCAATAAGTCGTCATCGACTTTATTTGCAATAGATAGCCCAAGTTGTTTATTAGATTCTCCAATTGGATCACCATAACCAGATAATGCAGCTTCATCCGTGATTTCTGTACCTTTTGCAGCTTTTTTAATTGTTACTGACTTAGTAGTAGTTCCGATTTTATCCAACGGAATAGCTTCGCCTTCTGCAACATCAGAAGCATCGCCAATATAAGTAAAAGCTGGGAATTTCAAAGTATTACCCGGTTGTCCTTGAAGTGTTGTGTCAACTTGTGCAAGAGGTGTAAATCGAAGTGCTTTATTCAATTCGTATGAAACAATTGGTGCAAGCACCTCTGGATTTACTAAGTCTGTAAGTGTTGTTTTTGTATTTGCCATTTTAATAGCCTCCTGTTATTTTTTTAAATTCTTCTGGATTATTTTTTGCCAATTCAGCTTTTTCAGCATAAGTCATTGAATCAAATTTATCCTTATCGACTGATACTACATTACCCGGAACAAGTTTTGGCGTTATTCCTGTGTTTCGTGCTTTTTCCCATTGTGAGCGTTGATTATCAAGTAGATTGAGGAAAGTTTTTACATTGCTGTAAGTTTTTTCTTCATCAACATCAACTAACAATCCCAACTCCGCTGCACTTAAAGCAATTCCACTCTCTTTCAATACTTCATCAGCTTGGCTGGTGATATTTGAAATTTTGATTTGTGCTTTAAGGCTTGCGATTTCATCGTCTTTAGCTTTTTGAAGTTCGGCAGCTTTTTCTTCGTCAGATTTTTCTTTGACTGTTTTTTTGCCACCTTTTTCAAGTTCTTCAATACGAGCCAATGCTTGTTCGAGCTGTGTTTTTGTTTCATTTTTTTCAGCTTGTTCTTTACCGATTCGTTTTTGAAGCTTTTCGACGATTTTATCATTGTCAGTTGACTGTTCTTGTTGCTCTTCTTCATTCGTTTCTGTTTCAGTTTCTGAACCAGCTTCAGACGTCTCATCGGCTACTTCTTCTGCAAACAGTTGCAAATTAAGGGGTAAAAGTTCTGTTTGTTCCATTTCTGGTTCCTCCTACTCGCATTTAAAGACTTGGGAGTCTGATTTTCTCGTGTTTTATTTAGTGTCCACAACGTTCGGAAACGGACATAATAAAAGCGCCTGTCAGTGACAAACGCTTAATTTTTTAAGTTCCTGGTATCCAATCTTTTAACTCTTTGAGTGTTTTGTAGGCTTTTTTCATCATACTATTCTCATCCAGATATTCAATCCCTTTAATTGTAATTTTTATATCAGATAACCCATTAATTAACTTACCGTCTTTGGTTTCAATAAAAGATATGCCTTTAATATATCCATTTTCTTTTAGTTCCTCAAGAATATCATTTAAATAAGGATAGCTCACTCTGTAATTCTGTGGGTCAAAAACTTCTGGATCAATTTTTTCACCTTTTTTCATTGCATGATAAAGGTAAGCTAGAATTTTATAAGAGATATAAAAAAAATCATCTTTGGCCATCTATAACCTCGCTTTCGTTAATATTATTTTACCATAAGTAGAATTTTATCCTTTTCTTTTTCTGCGCAATTCTTCAATTGCTTTGTCAGCTTCTGCCCTGTCGTCAAACGCTTGTTTGTATTCATCTTGACTGATTACTTTTCTATCAAGTAAATCATCCCAGAAACCTTTATCATCAACATGCGGTGCCGTGCTACATCTACAGAACGGGTGCATGTTAGGAGCGTTAATTCCAGGAGACATGTCATTGAGTTTAAAAATTTTACCATTTAAAGCACCGCAAATAGGGCAAGCTGACGGTTCAGCAATATATTCATAGCTATCAATATCAGCTTTTTTATAGCTTTCTTCTTGAATAGCCGTTTGAACTCTCGTTGTTTCTGAAACTAGTAATCGTTGGGCGTTGTAAGTGGCATTGAGCTTTCCCTTTTCTGTCATTAGCCTTTTAAGTTGTGGGGCTAGTGCTTTTGGATTGATTCCACCAGTTACTGAACGAATAAGAAGTTTTTCAATGTCAGCTTTTAATTCAAATTGATATTGCCAAAGTTTGTCAGAAAAGCTAGCAAATCCTTCTACTTTATAACTTCCATTAAGAACTGATTCAACTAAACTGTTATATCCATTCTTTGGAACACTTAAACCAAGAATACCGGCTTGTCTTTCAAATTCTGTGAGAGCTGCGCCAGTCAAATTTTTTGAAAAATATTTGTCCAAGTCATCAAATACAGTAATCAATTCTAAGCCAATATTTGCTTTCAGAAGCTCTAAACGATTCACTCTCATAGTCAAGTTATAAAGTTTCAACACTTGATTTGCTTGATGTGAAAAGTCTTTTTCTTCAACGTATTTCTTAGCTTTATTGGCAAATGCTTTGACGTCCATTTTATCCGCACGTTTCATGGCTTCACTAATAGAAATTCCTTGACCATTCGCAAAGTTCTGCCAGTTGGCATTGATTTCTTTTTGAATGGCTTCTTGGGCTTCAAATAGCTTATCCATGATTTGTTTCATGCGTTTTGTGTCATCTTTGATTTGTTGTTCTTGCCACGCTTTTTCACGTTCTTTCCAGTAATCAGGAGTTTTCATAGGTTACTCCTTATTTGCTTCAGGAACTTCTGTCCCCTTTTCACTAGGTTGCTTGTCTTGGTCAAAGATAGCTGTAGAAGCTTCTTCTTTTTTGATTTTTTCCATTTCAGCTTGAACATCTGGTATAACAGAAATGACACTCAAAGCTGTTTCTTCACTAGTAATGCCTTTTAGAATACTAGCAGTTTCAGCTTGCTCTTTAATGTCTTTTGGCTCATTACGTGTAAATGTGTACTCAATATCTTTCCAAGCATCTTTGTTTGAAACATTCGTGCTTAACTCACAATATAGTTTGTATCGACTATTCAAAGAAGATTGGAACTTGCGTTGAAATGACAAAGCTAGATTACTCATTGCTTGTAATTTATAAGCTAAAGCAACACCGCTTGATGACCCAAAAGATTCATCAGAGATATTTGCAACCATTGTTGTTTGGAAGATTAACTTAGTCAGTCGGTCCAATAGATTTTCCGTTTCAGAATCACTATCAGGCTTTTCTAAGAATTTAACATCTACTTTTGAAGCAGAACCACTTTGATTATTCTGATTCTTATCATAATAATTAATTAGACGGTTATCTTTAATATTTTTAGCATCTTCTTCGTCTATTTCTGCTCCCATGAAAACCAAATACTGGTCGCTAAAATAATCAACATCATTTGCTTTTTCACTAATTGCTTTATTAAAAGCATTGACTAATGAAATAACAGATTCAAAGATACTCATCCGTTCTTCGTTGAAGTAGAACTCTACAACTGGTAAATCTGGATATGGGTTATAAGACTTTTCTCCAAAGCTAATTTCATCATTTTCTCCGCTGATTTTAATAGTTTCAAGTAGAGTATAAACTTCTCCATGAAGTTTTTTGTCCTCGTCAATACCATATCTCACGGAAAATAAAGGCTCTTGTTTGACTGTATCGTCATAGACCATAAACATATTTTCTGGACTATTATAAACAACATTCGTTTGAGTGTCCTCGTCTTGATACAAAAGTTCAAAAGCTCGACCATAAATACATGCCATCTTTGCAAGCTCTGACTCTTCATCTTCCATGTCGTTCAGATTATCAAACTCTTGTAATTTAGTAAGTATTTCTTTATCTGAATGAGACTTTTTAACTGGAATCCCATTAAAGTAACCTGTGAAAGTATCAACGATATATTTAGTGAAGTTAACAGCTAAACGATTATCAGGCTTCCAAGAGTCTTTTGCCGGTTCATCGTCAATATCCATGATCCCACGATACATATTTTTTAAATACTCATACCGAGCAACTTCTAATCTATGTTTTTCCATAAACTTTGCAACCACTTCAACTGTGATTGGTTCATCTTTTGGAAATGTCATTAATTTAGGTGGTTTATATTTCAATTAGAAATCTCCTTTATATTTTAAATGATTTTAACCCGGCTTTTATTCGCTTACCGCTCATTGTCTCAGCAATTCCCGTTGTTGCATCTGGTGCATCATCGTGTTTATTTTTACCCTCACGCTGATAAGTTGTCATTGCTTGATAGTATTCTGGGAAACGAGTACGCCAGTCATCAGGAAAGCGAACGTGCTGTTCTATCCAGTAACTATTGGAATAAATTCGGGCTTCTTTATTATTTCCTTGAAAGAAATCTTCTACAGCACATGCAACTTTGCCTTGAATCTTATCCCTGACAGAACGAGCAAAAGACCGACCGCCATTGTTGCGCTCGATTCTTGATGCATTTACTCTGTTATTAATTAATTGATTTGCCACTGCGTTTTCCGTGTATTCCATCGGCTTTTGAGTGTAAATAATGTCTAGCACATCCGCAAAACCGTCTGAGGTTTCGCCCCATACAATCGAACAAAGATAGTCTTTCCCAGTATCTGCAGTATCGCAATAATTCCAAATCTTTTTGTACTCTGAACGAGCATTGTAAGTCTGGAACTCACTATATAAACGACCTTTGACATCAATCGGTTCTTGTTGATAGTTGGCGCTGGCAATATCAGCACCCATTGTTTTTACCTTGCGCTTATAATCTTCAAGTGTCAGAACATCATCACAAAGCATTTCATTCGTTTGTTCGTTGAAAGCCTTAAAATTAATATGCTTTACTCGATAACCATTCTTAGGCAGTTCACGTAAAGCTCGTCCGGCTAAATCTTCGCTATGCCACCGAGTCATATTGATAATAATCTTCCCGCCTGATTCCAAACGTGAAAGCATAGTGTTTACAAACCATTCCCAGTGTTTTTCTAGGACTGTCGCATTGTTGGCTTCCTCAGCATTCTTGATAACATCATCAATGATAATAATGTCAGCACCGAAACCTGTTGCAGTACCTGTTGGAGAGGTTGCCAGATAGTTGTTATAACCGTCTGATAAACTCCAAAGATTTTTCGCAGCATCTCCATACTTGATTGCAGCATCGAAAATATCGGAGTAAACGATTTTGTTCTCATCTGCTTTTTCTTCTTGAAGTGTATTACGAACATTTTTAGAAAAGACTGTGGATAAAGTTTCGTTATATGAACCAGTCATGATTTTTTTCGTGTGGTCGTTACCAAGCACCCACTCTACAAACTTACCAAGCGTGAGCGACTTTCCATGACGTGGCGGAAGATTTAAAACTAAAACATCGTGTTCATCATCATTTAGAAATGACTGAAACTCTTCACACATCGTCACTAAATAAGCCCTATCACGTTTATAAAAGCTTGGCATGATGAGATTACAGTAATCAAAGAAAAAGCGCTTAGACAGCTCAATTTTTGCCCCTAGCGCTATTTTATCCATCACGACTCGCCAACTTTCTAAGCTCTTCGGTTGATAAGTCTACAAAAGGATTGGTTTTGACTGAACCAGATAATTCAACTTTACTTGTATAATCGCCATCCATTTTATTAAGAGTGTCAATTGCCTTAATCATGTCAGCTTCTTTTTCAGCGTTTTTAGCTATCTCTGATAGAGTGACCATTCGCTCTTTACGAGTCATTATAGCAGCATCTTGAGCTTCTTCTTGAAGTTCTTTATACCTTAGTAAAACCTTAGTATCTGAAAATAATTTACTAGCATTTACATCTACAGTCGTATCTTTCCACTTTGATGACTGCTTAAATGCTTCTCTATATGCTTTTCGTTGACTCATGCCAGAAATTAGGCATTGAACGAACTTTTCATGTCTTGCATTTTCTAATACTGGCATTTAATCTCCTTTCCAACAATAAAAGGCTGCCCAGAGGACAACCTGTAATATAAACGAATTTCACATATAGTATTATTGATTCTCTTCAGCAAAGAATCTAAGAAAGTCTTTACCAAATTTTGAAATTCTTAGATTTTCTCTTGGTCGATATTCTTTGATATCTTTTAGTTTTCCAAACTCTTTGGTATCAAACTTTCTGGGATTTTTAAAAGAAGCGAGAAGTTTCATATTACCATTGAATACTTTCACAAAATCCTTAAAATGCTTATCAAATTTTTCTTCTTCCGAGTCTTCCAATAAGGAAATTCTTTGGAGATTCTTTCTTACTGCATCATATTGATGATATTCTATCCCAAACTGTTCGAGTATCTCTGAATAATTAGCTGCCGAATCTATTTCAAGATAAGCTTTTCCATAGAGTTTGAGAACACTTATATCTAAGATGGTTAACTGTTCCAATGTATCATAATAAATGTATGCTATATCTTCGGATACAGTATCAATCTTTGTCATGTTTACAAAACCATTGACAATATATGAAATTTTTTCTTCTTGATTTGTTTGAATAGCCTTCTCATAAGCATAAACAGCTAAATCGTCTAAAATTTCTTTTTGTTCAATCGTTTTGCTAGACATATTTTTTTCAATATCTTCTACTCTCTTTGCAATTTCAGATATAAATTCATGCTCATTTTTTATTTTTCTTTTTGTGAAATAGCTTGATGCTATATGTCCTACAAATGGAACCATTTCTATAGCCGTGCCTCCTACCACTTCTAGTCCGAATTGCAAAGAGCTTTCAGAAACTACTTTAGGGATCAACTCCCCTAACTGTTCTTTGGCAAAATTTTTTCCAGTTTCTATTAACCCTTCAACAAAACCTTCTTTAATCTCTTTGTTCATAACATACTCTCCTTGAAATTTAATCAAGTATAGTATATCAAAAATAGCCAGCGTAAACTGACTAATAAATAATTTAAATATTTTTCCATGCACCAGCATTAATCCAATGCAATCGAATAGCAAGTCAGGGAGTCGAACCCTGACAAGCTTATGAAGCAAATTCAAACCGA